CTTATCATTATCTCTTACTTGTATTGTCATAGCAAACGAGAATACCACATCATAAGTTTCTGTTGACTCTGTCACATAATCTTTGAAACCTTTTGCAACCCATGTCACGTTCTCTGGTAACTCTGGCGCTTGAACAAATGGTTCTACTGCTGTTATATGTTTAAAGTCATCTGCTAATTCTACACTAAACTCACCATGATTAGCACCTAGGTCAATTAGTGTTTTATCTTTACCTGCATATTGTTTTAAATCTAAATTTTCTATTCGCCACTTCGCACTATTACCAACATTTGATTTTTGATAATTGTTCCATTCATTTTTTACCATGTTATCTGCCTTTCTTAATTCTTCTGGATATTTAGTTCGGTTCTTTTTAGTCATCAATGTGCCATTAACAAGTAATATTTTTAATCTATTTTCAAATACGGTCTGATCCCAATGTCTTCTTATATGACTAATAAAATCTGATTCCATTTCTAAATTACTACCCTCAGGTAATGCGTATTCAAAATCTACTAATTTTATTATACCATCATGTAATAATAGATTATTTTTTTGTAGCGTGCCACCATATAACTTTATATTAGCATTGTCTAATGCCTCTGATATTTCCCATACTTGACTTAATAATTCAGGTCTAGGTTTACCATCATAAGGAAACATCTCACCACAATATGACATTCTTATTGTTAACTCGTCATCATCACAATGTATCAATTCAGGAAAATGTATATTGCCTTGTAATCTTTTTAGGCATTCTTTCTCTCTTTCATATGATTGTTTACCACTACCTCTATAACCTTTAGATTGTGTTTTATCAAATACCTTTGCAACGGTATCACCTGTTATGAATACTTGACTTGCTTTACCTTGTATCATAACCTGCCTTTGCAACATAGTAAGCGTCAACTATATCTGTCACTGGATTGTTTAGTTTAGATTGATCAAACTCTTTTACTAGATTGACACCTGTGTCTTTTACAAACTGCTCATACATTTTTAACTTATCAGCATTACCTTTGCCAGTAGCATTCTTCTTTACCTGACCAGGTACGATACTTTCAAATCTTTTGTTGAGTTTGTATAGTTTATGTTTGAGTGTGCCCATGTTTTCTGCTAGATTGAAAACAAGACCTTTACTGCCGAAAGAATATCCTTCTACAAAAATATTACCAATAGCAGTATCAATAATAGACATCGCCCAATCTGAAATCTGGTCGTGTCGTTGTTGTTCGGTGGTATAGGGTAGATGTAATCTGCCATTTATTTTACCATTATAAAAATCACCTTCATATTTTTTTACGTTTGTTAAATAATATATTCTACAATTACTTAATTTAAATGGTCCTTTGCATACACATATCGCAGGACTACTTAAACTATAATCAATTCCAATTGTCTTCTTCTTGTTCATCATCAAATACAGCGTCTTCTTCTTCTATCAAAGACTCTGCTCCACAGAAAGGACAAGTAGTTGGTTCTATATCCTCATCTTCCCACTTTATGTTATACTCAGCGTCACAATGGTGACATTTAAGTTTTGTTTGATTTGCCATTATAGTTTAAAAGTTTTAAATTGATCTTTCTTTACATCTTGTTTTACACCACCGATTACATAAGATTCAATCTCTGTTTCTTGTGGTGCGTTTTGTAATGACCTGCTGTTCAACCAATGTTCAGTCCATGGTAATGGATTTGTATTAATTGATTGTTCATACTTAGGTTCTAATCCTATTGCTCTCATTCTTCTATTAGCAATATACTCTACATATTGGTGTAATAATTTTTCTGATAGACCTATCATACTACCTTTTGAAAATAGATAAGTCGCCCATCTTTTTTCTTCTTGTACAGCCTCATCATATAATCTATAAACTTCTTCTTCGGTATCTTTTATTACCTTGTCCATAATCTTATCTTTTTCAAAACTTCTATAATTGTTTATAATTCTTTGTGACATTGCAAGGTGCTGACTCTCATCTCTAGCGATTAGAGATAATATCTTTGCACTACCTTCCATAAGTTTAAGTTCGCCAAATGCAAATGAACAAGCAAATGATACATAGAATCTTAAACCCTCTAATATGTTTACTGTCACTAAAGCAAGCCATAATGCTTTCTTTAGTTCGTACATGTCAACTGATTTAGGATCCATCTTGTATTTGTATCCTAATTGTATTAGATGATCGTATTGGTCTGTCACAGACTTGGATCTTTTTTCTATCTTTTGATCTTCTATTATCGTATCGAAAACATCACTAGGGTCAGAGTATAAGTTCTTTATTATGTAAGTATAACTTCTACTATGAATTGTTTCCATAAAGTCCCATGCAACAATGGCACCTTCTAATTCAGGTAAGGATACAAAAGGTAAAAATGCAAGACATGGTCCTCTACCTTGTACACTATCTAACATAGTTTGATATTTTAGATTAGATGTAAAGATAAACTTTTGACCTTCAGATAATTGACTATAATCGTTTCTATCTTTTTGTAAAGATACTTCTTCTGGTCGCCAGAAATAACCTAATTGCTGTTGTGTTAACTTGTCAAACAAAGGGTACTTAAAGGTGTCGTACCTTTGTACCGATAAATCATCACCAAAGAACATGGGTTGTTTTGTTGCGTCTTGGTTCTTGTCTTTGTTAAATACGGTTTTCATTTTTTCCTTATGTTGTTTTCTCGTTTGCTTTCTTTATAGAAATAATCTTTACTATCACCAAATGCCCACTTCTCTTCCTGTTCACTAAAGAAGTATCTTGTTGACACTTGAAAGTCAGGTGTCTTCAAATCTTTAGGCGTTAATGATTGTTCAAACCACAACATTCTATTATTCGGTTGAGCAAAGAATTGCCCATTGTCAAGTTTACCAAAATTATGTTGTTTGTGTTCGGCAGGTACTTCCGACACAGATGTATTTATAATATTAGGATCACTATGGGTGCTATCAATGGTAAACAAATATTCGCCACCCATTCTCTTACCACCTTTTAACATTATCTGTACATCACAATTCTTTAATAATCTTTTTGCCCATACTTGTATATCATAAGAAAAACCATCCCATAGAGATATTTCACCTAGAGATAATTGTTCCTCTTCTTTTATATCTTTCTTCCATACGAAAGCAGATAAAGGAAACTTGTCAAAACAAGCACCGTAATCTGGCATGTATGCTTCAAACATTAATGCTCTACCTTGCATTGATTTAACTGCAAGTAAAACACATTCAACAAATTCACCATGACCTCTTTCTAAATCATGTAAATACTCTTTTCTAACCCAACATTTTAAATAAGGTATATTTGCTACAAAGTTCATTAGATTGTACACGAGTCACAATTCTCGTCCTCCTCTTTTGGTTTATCTTCTTTTGTTTCATCTACCCAACCTACTGGATGAGATGGTTCGTCTTCGTCCTTCTTACTATCATATGTGTTCTGGTAGTATGAAGTCTTCCAACCATACTTGTAAGTATTCAAAAGGTCTTGAGCCATAACTGATATAGGTACTTCACCATTCTCAAAGTGTTCAGGATTGTAAGACCAATTACCTGATATTGCCTGGTCAAAATACTTTTGCATAACAGATACTACATTGATATAACCTTCATTGTTAGGCATATCCCATAGTAGTGTGTAGTTATTTTTTAGTCTTTGATAATCAGGTACTATCTGTTTCAAAGGACCTTTCTTACTTTTCTTAATACTTAAATAATCTCTAGGTGGTTCGATACCGTTAGTAGCATTAGAAACAATAGATGAAGACTCACTAGGCATTTGTGCTGATAGTGTACTATGTCTTAAGCCATGTTTCTTAATCTCTTTTCTCAACCATTCCCAATCATAAGTAAGTTCTCTCTTAACTAATTCGTCAACGTCTTTCTTATATGTATCAATAGGTAAGATACCATCAGAGTATTTTGTTCTATCAAAATAGTCGCACTTACCTTTTTCTTTTGCAACTTCCATACTTGCACTCAATAGATAAAATTGAAATGCCTCTGTAAGTTTATCTACTTGTCGCCATGCAAGTTTCTGGTTATATTTGTAACCTTTCTTTGCAAGGTAATGAGCAAGGCCTATGTAACCAATACCTAAACTTCTTCTTGCCTTTGTAGATATTTCTGCAGCCACAATAGGATATTTC